CCATCCTATACCTGATAATGTTTGTTTCCTGAATCCACTAAACAAAGGTATTGGTTCACCTGTATTTTGTTGGGTAGAACGAAACAACAACTCTTCTGTAACATCATTATATTCTATTCTAATACCTAAACTATCTTGAATTAATGCTGTTAATGTTTTTAATCTTTTAAACCAATTATACTGATTTTCTAAAGTTGGAGGACTTAGTGTCGTCATTGAAGCATCATAGAATAAGCCTGATACTGCTGTAGTTGCAATTGAATGATCAAGTGTAACAGAAGTAATATCTGGATTTGTAGTCGCATCATAAGTGCTACTAGATACTGTTTTACTTGAATGTTCCATCCCATTTGTACAAAGTCCTGCTGATTCAGCTTCTAAATGTGGTATTGTTAATATCTTTAGACGAACATGAATTGGTGCATCATCTGCTGCTATTTCTTCTAATCCTCTATTCAAAATCCAAGAGGTCTTTGTACTTCCTGTTAAAGTTGTATATATAGTAGTATCTGTACCTATATGAAATGTTGTCCCAATTGGAGGAACAACCTGGTCAATTGCTGCCAAAGTATTTTGTACAACAAGAGTTGTAATACCAATTGCTTTTGCACCATCAACTGTTGGTGTCCCTCCTACAATTTCTGAAGCTCTATGTATTTTTGCACTATCAAGAAATACTAATTCATTCCGTGTGATTACATTCTCTGAAGGGAACCTATTTAACCGTTCAATATATGTTTTTGTTGCTCCATCAATAGTTCGATTAACTTGAAACCATACCTGGTCATAATCGGATCGTGGTATAATTGCTATGTCAGTAACTTTTGCATCAGTACCAGCTAGTGTATGTACTGACCATGCTTTAAATTTAACTTGTCGATCATAACTTAATGAAAGAACTTTCCCATTGTCCATTAACATCCAGATAATAGGATTAGGTCTTTCTTGCCATACTAATTTAGTTATTGAACTCGTTGAGATAATATCATATGCCTTCATTGATATACGAGTCTGTAACCATTGTTCTTCTGATCCAGAAAATTCTAGTTCCTGTATTTCTCTCCCTCCTCTTTGAGGATATATAATTACATTTGATACTACAACTGGTTCTACATTTGTAGCAGAATATGAAGTTTCCCGATTAATAGTAAATCTTTGAGGAGTAACAGTAAGATTCGTTTCTGATCCATAGAGGAAATAAACTCCAGCAGAAGTGCCTAATGCTAATCGCTTTGAGTCCTGTAGCCACAATATCTCATCTAAAGTATCAGAATCTATTGTAAAGTATAAACCATTTGATGAGCTTATAACTTCAGTTGTAACTCCTGAAGTAAGTACAAGTGGAGAATCCTGTACTCCTAACTCTGTTGGCGCAAAGTTATAAAAGTTACCTGAACGAGATAACCATACAGTTGATGGTTCTAATGCTGTTGAAGCAAAGCAGAGTCTCTGTTGATATATCTGTGACAAATTAGGGTATCCATTACCAGTAAATGCATCATCACCTTTTGAGGCTACATTAGTATATGTCCAGTAACCATTGAATGCCCCTAATCTCCATTCGTTTGATCCGTTAACAGCATCCGAATATACAGATAAATCTGTCGATAATTTTACTGTAATTCTTGATTCCGATACTAAACTAACTATATTACCCCATGCCCATCTGATACCGCCTCTTCTTGTTGTAGTATCTGCAATAGGATTTAATCTAATTAGTCTTCCAATATCATCTACTGTAAAGTATTTGCCACCAAGTCCATTCCCAGCAGTTGAAGTAGTTGTTGCCCAGCTATCAGGATTTGTATTATATCTATACATGGAATCTATTGTTACTGTAGCCTCTCTTTCATAAATTCTTCTGTTAACTTTAACTGCTCCTGTAAACTGATTACCAGGTGTAGGAGCAACAAAGTCAACAATAGGAGGACCAGCAGCATACGCTGTACCTGCATCTTTATTTATATAACCAATATCAAATGCCTTCCCATTTGCTGTATCAGATATTTGGAATGAAACTGAGGTTGCATATACTACATAAAAATAGTTATTTTGTTGTAAAACACTTGTTCCAGTATGGTAAGCAGGAATAAATCCTCCTAGACACGCATCACTTGCAACAGTACCATCTCCTCCAGGGTCAACTGTACCATCCTTTATTATAATCTGCTCATTATCCGATAATGCATTTACATATAAGTTAATCTTCTGACCAACTTGCATACCATGATTTGCAAGTACAATTACATTATTAACAACATCAAATTGACAAAAGGCTACCTCATCATCAACTTCAATAGATGTATTTTGGGCAGTTAACGCAACGAGGGCTCTATCTGGATTTGCATTAGTATTTTCATAAGGGCCATCTTCCTGGACATAATCACTCATCGTCCATATTGTATTATCTTCTGCACGTACCAGCGATGCAGTCGAATCAATTGTTCTTGATAATAGAAATGGTTTTCTTGTAGGGCAAGTAAAGAATATAACGTCCCCACTTTGAGTCCACGATAAATTTGCAATCTCATCCACATTAAGTGTTGCATCCGTAGCATGTGTAGTTTTAAACCATCTATGTGACTTAATTACATATGGAGTAGCAAGATCATCTCCAAATGCAAGTTGTTTATCCTGAGAAAATATCCTGATATAGGGTTTATTACTGAAGGTACAGCTTTCAGTTCCTACTAATGTTGCATTTTCTGATATTGTAAATTTGGTAGCTGTATCAATAGATACAATAGTCGCACTTGAGTCGTTTGATGGATAGGCAAGTCTTGTGGGGATACACCATCCTGATCCTTCTGCATTTTGCCATAAATGCTGACCTACACTTAATTTTGCTACATTAAGTGCTGTAGCAGTAACTTGATTCTCTGTAGTAGCTGTAGTATTAAAAGTACAATTAAAGGTATCATCAGTTGCATTTTCGTCATAACCCATTTCTAAAACATAGGCTTCTGTACCACCTTTATAGAATGGTATTAATATTGAGGAGCTTGTTTTAGACTCTGCCACATGAATTGTGCCTGGTCGCTTCACCATTGGCCCCTCTATTAAAGGGATCATGTTCTCAGCATCATCTACGCCATAAGAGTAAAACTCTTCGGGAGAACGTCCCTGAAGGCTTTTTGCTAATATCCCTTCAGTAAACCTTGATTGCTGGAATTCAAATGTCGGCATTAGGAAGCTGGTGGTGTAAAGTTATTATCTACTGCATTACCAGTTTTGGGATAGTTAAATGTTCGATGTACTGGTGTGGTTTCTCTTCTGCGAGCATTCCAGAATGTAGAATCTTCCCTACGTTCAGGTGTTTTATCTTTAGAATTAGCTGATCGTGCTTCTTGTAATGCCATAACAAATTTCTGGAACAAGCGATCTTTTAATCCATCTTTTCCTGTTAATGATTCTGTTATTTCTACTGATAATTTTAATGCAATAGCTTCTGCTAATAAAACATCTAAAGTACTTACGTCAGTAGGTTCTGCAACATATAATATGCTGATCTCAGTTTCATTGGATAATAATGTATTACCTTGTATCCTGAATCTGGAAACAGGATATACCTCAATAATTTTAATGAAATCTGCTGGTAACTGGAATGTAGTATTAAATCCAAACAAGGGTTCCCCAACACTTGTTAGTGCAATACGTTTCATTGCAGAATTCCAATCATGCATTCGTAATATACTCCGAATTACATCGTCAATCCTTGCACTAGCAATTCTCGCTCTTGCATTATCATCAGTTAAGTTTTGAATTGGTGCTTCACCAAGATTGGATAATGCTAAATTAGTAATACTAACTCTATTCATAAATCCTCTTTAATAATAAGGGGCATAGTTGCCTACACCCCCTAAATGGTTTAGTCGATTGTGTATTTGATACTTACTGTAATTGTAACTCCAACAGCACTTGCAGCGGTAGCACTTGTCAAAGTGACAAGACCACCATCAGCCAGAACTAGAGGTGCTTCAGTTACAGTAGCAGCAGTTTGCCCATGCTCAAAACTCCTGTTACGAGTACCACTAGGGTATGTAACAGCAGCAGTTCCACCCATATTAATGGCAACTGTGCCACATTTTAATGCGAGTGTACCTGATGCATGGTTTGTTACACTTGTTGTTACTGTTGCTTCCCAAACTCTACATTGACCAGGTAATCGCCCGAAGGTAATTACATCACCAATTGCAGGGGTTCCAGCAGTAACAAAGGAATCATGAAGTACACGCATTCTTCCACCATGAGAATGAGCATCGCTCATCTTCATAGGTAGAGTTACTTCATTCGCCTTATAATCGACGGCACTTAAAGCTGCCATATTATCTCCTTATTATAATTAAAGTTAAGCGTTCAACTAAAAGGACTCAACCTAATAAATTAGGACATTTTGAGGCAATCAACTTGAACAACCATTTCCTCCCAGACTCTAGTTGCACCCATATCCATTTCAAAATATGCATACGGAGTAAAACTTTTATCTGCTCGGGGTTCAATCTTCGTTACAGGGTCCATCCAGACACAGAGCGAAAGCCCTGCAGGATGAAAACAGAGAACTTTTTCTCCAGTATCACCGCCTGTCATGGTCACATCAGTTGGAAGACTTTCATATTTAATGAATTGGAATCCTGCAAAGAAGTTTGTTTCACCTTCTACTAATGCACGAACATTATTATAGTCTATACTCTGGATAGCCGTAGAATGAAGCAGAGCTTCTATCTGTGACTGAGAGCATACACATATATATAACGGATTCCCACCTTCATCGTACTGATCCGCTTCGTTCTGAGCAAGTATTCGTCTTGCACGAAGAAGTTTGTCAATAGATAGAGTATAATCACCTCCAGCATTTACCATACCTTTGGTATTTGCATTTGGTACAGAGCCATAAGCAAACGTCACAGGAATAAACTGATCTCCAATAACTTTACCAGAGAGAGTTGTTTCCGAACTTGATGTTGACCATACGACTTCTGTTGCTCCATCCATTGCTCCACTTTCAGACTGATAAGCTGATCCGAAAGCAGCATCAACGATGATCTCATCCATTTTACGAGCCATTGCCATACTGGTTGCTTCTGCATACGGCTGAAAAACATCATAATTCATACGACGTTGATCAAAACCTTCTACAAAGAAGCCAGCATGATAAGGTCGTGCTGTTACTCTCCTGCGCTGATGAGCTATAGACTGCACAGGCGAATCTGCGAAACGAGCATTTTTGTTTTCAGCAGTTGCACCACCAATACGATCAATAAATTCTGCTATACCAGAACAATCAAGTTTCTGGCTTACAAGATTTCTCAATCTAGTAGTCTTTTGCTGTAACATATGCTGTACATCCTGCGCATAGCGCTGGACATAACTGGTTTCGATATCACTAAAACTTGGCATATTGTTTCCTATTAAAAATTAAAAAAAAGGGTTCAATAGTGCCTAGCGATTATCCTGTCGGGTCGCAAAAGTATTTATAAAAGGTCTTTCGATTATCTTTTAACTAACTTTCCTGTTGGCATCGGTCAACCACGTTGACCTTGATAAGCATAATCAAAAAGCTTACTCATTGTTGTAGATGCTTGTTTGTGACCAGGATCTGATTTGTCCAAATAAGACTGAGAGAATGCTTTGTCTGCGTAAAGCCTCTGAATCTCCTCTCTTGCTTCAACTGGACTCATCGCCTGTCCACCTATTCCACTACCTACTATTAACTGATCTTCTCCTAACATCTGTCCAATCTTGGAAAAAGTTTTTAGAAGTTCTGGATGATTACCTAAACCTGTACTATCCATCAAATCTTTAAACTCTTGAGAAGCATATTGCCCAAATACTCTCTGTGCATAATCCATTTTCTTGTCATAATCAACATTCCACTCTCTTTTGAGTTCAATCTGACTATTAACATGAAAATCGGCATTGGCTTTTTGAGATTGTTTATTTTGCTCACCTTCCACCGCAGCATACAGTTTAAGCATTTCTTGGGCTTGACTATTAGATAGACCAATTCCGTGTGTTGCTTGTCGAAAGAAATCTAATTGACCTCCATCTTCTCCGAAATCGTAACCTTCAGGTGTTTCTGGTCTTCCTAAAGCATTGTAGAAATTATCCTTAGATTCTCCTTCTTGTGGTATTTGCACAAGATGGTCAGGGTTCCCACCAATTTTTTTAACTGCATTAACATAGGATTTAGCTAAGTTATCTACAGTCGTAAATGTCTGAAGACTTGGTTCATTTTTCAAGCTATCAGGTAACGAAGTGGCATCAAACTGCATCCTATCAAAATGAGATGCTTCTGGTGTGCTTACTCCGTTTGTGCCTTCAGAATCTACTTGTCCTACCTGTTCTTCAGGGGTAGTTTCTGTTGCCATTTCTTCCATTATTGTCTCCTTTTAAGACGTTGTTGTTCCATTGTTTCTAGTCTACGTTTTACCGCATCTAGATCTTGATGTAGCATCTCCATTATTTTAATGACAACTGATCTCTGACCTTCTTGGAAAGCGGAGACATAAGGATCAGGTGTTTGATTAGTTTTAAATACATGAAAAGTATTAGATAAGTGTGCAATAAGCTCTTTACCAGCTTCTCCACTAAATACTTCTTTAAATAATTCGTCTTCATGTTTGCGTTCTAAAAATGGGAAATTCATGCTGCTTTAGCCTGTGCCCTTTTTGCTTCAGCATTAGCCTGTCTTTCATCAACCTGTGAGGTTAATTGTGCTTGCTGTTGTTCTTGTTGTAATGCTTGCTGTTCTTGTTGTTTTTTAACAATTTCCTGTACTTCTTCTTCAGTTCGCAAATTAGATGGTGGAACTTGTAAAACTTCCGCAGTATTTTGTAATATTTTATGAGTATTAAAATACATTGGAATTGTTTGATCAATTTGTGCAAGTGGCATAATCATTTCAAATAGTTGTACCATCGAATTTACTTCGCCACTACGTAATGATATTGAAATTGGGTTAATATATTCTATTCTGTATCCAATTTCCTCTAAGACAGGAGGCATTTTACCTAACATCATAGAACGCATTAATATTTTAACTGTCCTACGTATCATCGGGTCTAAAAACTCTGACTCTTGACGAGCAAGTAAAGGACCAAGTACAGGCATCCTTTGCCTCATACGAACTGATACTTCGGTTGCAGAGAAACGCATTACATCACCATCTGGAGCAGTTGGTCCAGGTAACTCCAAGACATCAAGGAAGAATCCTTCTTTGATTGAGCCAATTAGTTTGGCACTAAGCTGTTGCGCATACTCTACTCGTCCTGCATTTGGTGCAGGGAAAATCATATCTTTCCCTCCAATTCCAACATTATAATAGTTTATTGCATCAGGTGTAGTGTCAAGAGGATCTAATAGCCCTGAATCTGGAACAAACATAGGAGGTGAAATAGCTTTTTGGATTCCTTTTAGATATACTTTTTCTACTTCATTCATTAAACGCATATCTGGTAAGACTTCCCATGCTGGACCTCGACCATATATTTCACGATCAGATCTTTCCCACCTTGCACATATATATGGCATTTCATCATAGCCTCCTACTTGAACAACCTTTTTCTTATCTTTTAGATAGGTAATAGATACAAACGGCTTATCAAATTCTTTTGGCAAAAACTCTCTAAGAGTCCAAGATGGGGTAACTAAATGTACTACATCTTCCTCTTCCAGCATTTTTTCTCCCATGCCTTTCTTAACAACATCTTCAGGCAAACTTTCAGGAGGGTATCTACTTACTAAGTCTTTGCACGTTTGCTTATAAAGGCGATAAATCGTGTCAATTTCCATTTCACCTCCAGCAGCCAGTACACAATCAGAAAGAGGAAAGTTCCGATAACGAGGCCCGATACCAGGAATATCTTCAACAAAGACAATGCCAGTTCCAAAAGCTCCTGCTTCAAGGTAATACTGATAGATCGCAGAGTGGAAATTAGAAGATGGGCGTGATATGTGATGTTTAACAATTTTTGTTGCCTCCTCCATCCATAATTGAACGTCTCTTTGTTTGTCAACGGCCACAATT